GATCCAGCCGACGCCTGACCCAACGGAGTATCGGCAGGACGAGATTTTTCATCTTCGCTGGCTTTCATCCGACGGGGTGACAGGGTACCTGCCAACTACCCTGTCGCGAGACGCGATCGGCTTGGCGCGAGCTACGGAACTGCACTCCGGCAGCTTCTTCGGGCACGGCGCGCAGGTCGGAACCTACATCGAAACCGACCAGCCTCACAAACCCGAGGTGCTCGCCCGGTTCAAAGACCAGTGGAATGACGCCCATCAAGGGCCGGACAAGGCATACAAAACCGTCATCATGCCGTTCGGCTTTCACCGCAAGCAGGTCGAAGTCAGGAACGACACGTCTCAGCTCGTCGAGACCAGACGCTTTCAGTTGGCTGAAGTGGCACGCTGCTATCGTGTGCCACAGTATTTGATCGGCGACTTGTCGGATGTTCGGCACAGTACCGTCGAGCAGCAGGCGATCGACTTCGTCACGTTCTCGCTGTTGCCCTGGTGCCGGCGGTGGGAGATGGCGTGTCGGCGAGACCTCGTGGTCGACGACAAGCAGTATTTCTGTCAGTTCGACTTGAACTCGCTGATGGCCGGCGACTACGCCGCGCGGTCGCAGTTCATTCGTGAGATGGCGAACCTCGGCGCTCTCGACATCGACGAGATTCGCGCGCAGATCGGCTACAACCCGCTCCCCGACGGCGTCGGAAAGAAGCGGTTCATTCAGGTGAACATGCAACTGCTGGAGGCGTTCACGCTTGAGAACCCAACCGGCCAGAAGCCGCAGACTCCCGCTCCCCAGGGCAGCGTTGACGGGCCGCCGGAACCGACGGTTGGCGATGCCCCCGACAGAGAAGACGCCCCCGACGCCCGCCAGATCGCAGGAGCCGAAGTTGTCTTCAAGACTTCTCTCCGGCGACTCGCCGCCATCGAGGCTGACGGCGTCCTTGAGCGACGCAATAAGCCCGAGAAGCTTGCTGCGTGGCTTGATCAGATGACCGGCCGGATGCGTGAAGAGCTTCGCGAGTCCGCACAGGCTACCGGAAGAGACATCGACAAGTTCGTGGGCTCGTGGATGAGTCGCTCGCGAGAACTCCTGCTCGAGTGCCATCGCAGCGGCCAGAAGTACGAATCAGTAACCGAGGACTGGTGCGACAAGCACCTGACGAGCGATGCCACAAGCACCTGAAGGCGTGATCGACGCCCTGCAAGCCTCCGTTCGGCTGCACATGACCGCGATTGAACACTATCAGTCGCTGGCCGAGCACTTCGACCGCTGGGGCTACGGCAAACTTGCCGACACGAGTCGCGGCGAGGCCGAAGAGGAACGCCGGCATCTGCATGAGGTTCAGGCGCGGCTCGAATACTACGACGTTCAGCCGACCTACGACCACGACCAGCCCGATTGGCCCAGGCACGACTACGAGGGCATCCTCGCAGCCAACCTCTCGCTTGAAACCGCCGCCGCGGAGGTCGAGCGAGCCAACGTGGCGGCCTGCCGCGCCGTCGGCGACGAGATTTCTGCCGTCATCTTCACTCAGTTGCTCGAAGGCAGCGAAGAAGCGGTGGCGGCGATCGAGGCAAAACAGCGTGTTATCGAACAGATCGGTCTGGACAACTACCTCGCGAATCAGGTGACGGCATGAGCAACGAGATTGAGCGGCGCACGACGGTTTCGGACGCGACGATCGAGTACCGAGACATGGGTAACGGCGAAAAAAAGCCCGTGATTTCGGGCTACGCCGCCGTTTTTAACGCCGAAAGCCGCAACCTGGGTGGCTTCATCGAGACGATTCACCCGAATGCGTTCGACGAAGTGCTCGCCGAGAACCCCGATGTCATCGGCGTGTTCAATCACGACCGCAACCTGCTGCTCGGACGTACCGGAAATGGTACTATGCGACTCAAGAAAGACCCGTATGGGCTTCGCTACGAGATCACGCCGAACGAAAACACCTCCATCGGCCGCGACGTGGTCGAATGGGTGAAGGATCGGACGGTTGTCGGGTCCAGTTTCGCCTTCGCGATCAAGCGAGAAGGCGGTGATTCGTGGTCGACGGACAGTCAGCGTGGTCTTCGCAGGCGTGAGGTGCGTGCGATCGGGCTGCTCGAGGACGTTGGGCCCGTGGTTCGGCCCGCATACGACTCTTCCAGCGTGGTTGTGAGCCGTCGAGCCATCGAAATGGCCCTGGGTGAGTCATTCCGGCCCATCCAGACGATGGCGAATGCGTCGAAGCGCGGCCTGAAGCTGGCCCAGAGGCACGAAAGCATCGATTCTCGCCTTCTTTGCATCGCCGAACGAGTCGCGAACCGCGAAATCGTCAGTGTCGAGGAGGTTTCGTACCTCTCCGGCGTCTACGAGCGGTGTTTGGCGGCGAAAGTGACGGGCTGGTCAGGCTCGCCAGCCTGGATCGAGTGGCAACTGGCCGGCGGCGACGCTGGCGAGAAGTGGGTGGATCGGCGTGCTGCTTCCGCGCCCGCGGAGGCAGCCCCGTCGGTGGACTCTTCTGCTGAAACCACCCCCGAGGCTGCCTCAGATGAGACCCGCGCCGCCTCCGACGTAAATCTGAAGCCCACCGCGGGCATGGCAGCCGCCGCGAAGCGCGGTCTGGCCCTGCACGAGGAGGGCCGATCGGGCGACGGGCTGAAGCCTGAGACGGTGGCCCGTGCCGGCAAGATCGCCGCACGCGAAGAACTGACGCCCGAGCACGTTCGCGAGATGCGAGCGTGGTTCCGACGCCACAAGGTCGACAAGAGACCCGGCTGGTCGAATAAGGGCGAGGAAACGCCAGGGTACACCGCCTGGATGCTGTGGGGCGGCGATCCAGCGTGGCGGTGGAGTGAGGCCAAGGTCTCGCAGATCGAGCGGGCGAGCGGCAAACGTGACATCGGCGAAGACGGCGTCGAAGGTGAGTATGCGGACACGCTGTCGGCGGTGAACCTCGCGCTTGCGGAGTGCTACGAGGGCATCGCCGAGGAGTACGGTCCCTGGAGCCCGGATGACGCTCACTACATGACCGAGAACCCGTTCGCAAATGACGGATTGAAGTGCAGCAACTGCGTCTTCTTCGAGTCCGAGGAAGGCAGATGCTACATCGTGAGTGGAGAAATTGCGGCCGACGCCGTGTGCAAGCTGTGGATCATCCCCGAGGAACGTATGAGCGCAGAAGAGAAGAAGCCGGAGCCGGTTGATGACAAGCCCGCCGAGGACATGCGTGCGGAGCAGGAGAACATCGACATCGCCGTCAAGCTCGCGAACCTGAAGGCGACAATTCTTCGGACTCAGTTGCACGGCGCAAGTCAAGGTCGCTAGGCTACATAGAGAGACATTGCCTCACGACGGATGTCGTGAGGGGCAGTGCGAGCGACTTGAGGATTCAAGCACGCGGCGCGCTAGCGGGATCACCCGCCGGCCGCCGCGATTGTGCGTTTGGCCGGCTCAAACCAAGGAGCAGGCCAAAATGGCGTCGAATCTCAAGCGTCTTCAGGAACGTGCAGCGGCTGTCGCCGCTCGGATGACCGAACTGTCCGGTATCGAGGATCGCTCGGCCGAGCAGACCAAGGAACTCATCTCGCTCGGCACTCAGGCCGACGACCTGAAGACCTCCCTGGACTTCGAGGAGCGGATCGCCGCGAAGGAAGCCGAACTGCGGGCCGTGGTCGAGAAGGCCGCCCCTGCCCCGGCTCCGGCTGCTGAAGTCGCCGCGAAGGTCGAGGAGAAGAAGGTCGAGATTCGTTCGATCCAGCCTCACCACACCAGCCTGCGTGCATTCAACGACGGCCCCGAGGCTGTCGAGAGTGCCTACCGCTGCGGCAGGTGGCTCCGGGCTCACATCTTCAAGAACGCCGAAGACCTCCGGTGGTGCAAGGATCACGGCGTCGAGAACCGCGCGATGGGCGAGAACAGCAACGCTTCTGGCGGTGCTCTCGTCCCAGAGGAGTTCGCTTCTCGCGTGATCAGGTTGGTGGAAAATTTCGGCACCTTCGCAGCGAGCAATGTCGAGAAGGTGACGATGACCCGCGACACGATGATCATCCCGAAGCGTGTCACGGGCACCACGGCCTACTTCGTCGGCGAAGGCACCGCGGTGAGCGAGAGCGAGCCGACCTACTCGAACGTGCAGCTCATTGCCAAGAAATTGGCCGTGGGAACCCGCATGTCGAGCGAGGTGGTGGAAGACGCTCTTGTGTCGATCGCTGATGCCGTGGCTACGGAGTTCGCGACGAGCTTGGCCTACAAGACCGACTTGGTCGGCTGGCTCGGCGCGGGCGACTCTGCTTCGGGCGGAATCTACGGCGTGGTGCCGAAGGTCAATGACGGCACGCACAACGCGGGCGTCGTGACTGCCGGTGCTGGTGCCACGGGCTTCGAGACCCTGACCGTGACCGACTTCATCAAGGTCATCGGCAAGATGCCTCTCTACGCCCGCCAGGGTGCAGCGTGGTACATCTCGCCGGCCGGCTTTGCTGCCTCGATGGCCCGCCTCCGCTACGCGGCCGGTGGCAACACCGTCGAGCAGGTCGGCGGTGGCGTGACCGAGCAGTTCATGGGATTTCCTGTGAACTACGTTCACGTCCTCGACGGCACGCTCGGTGCCGATCCGGGCAAGGTCAAGGTTCTCTTCGCGAACCTGGGTCTGTCCAGCATCTACGCTCGTCGCCGCGACTTCGCAGTGCGGATGTACGACCAAGTCTACGCCACGACCGATCAGCTCTTGCTCCAAGGCACGATGCGGTTCGACGTGGTTCATCACTCGCTCGGCGACAACACGACCGCCGGCCCCGTGGTTGCTCTCAAGTCCGCGGCGTCGTGAGCCTGACAACACCCCTCTAGAAGGAGAACCCTAGAACCATGATCCATTCTCAGAACGACAAGGTTGTCGGCTCCGTCCCAGCGGCCGTCGGCACCAGCGCAGTGACCCTGACGATCGACACCCGCGGCTACGATCACGCGAGCGTGACCGTGATGCGGGCGAGCAACGCCTCGACGGTTTTCGCCAGCGTGCTGAAGGTCGAAGAGTCGGACGACAACGTGTCCTACTCGAACGTGCCCGGTCTCGTCGGCGGCACCGACTTCACGATTCCGACCGTGTCAGACACGGCCGTGGCATCGATCGTGAAGCTCGATGTCGACACCAAGGCGAAGAAGCGTTACCTCAAGGTCACGGCGACCCCCGCGGTCAGCGTGAACACTGTGGTGACGGCTCGTCTGTCGCGTGGCGAAGAGGCTCCGGTGACGGCGGCTGATGCTGGCGTGCTCGGCTGGGTTAAGGGCTGATTCCCGACTTGCGGGACGGCCATGACGGCCGACAAAGGCGCATGGATGCGCGCCCGCTCCACATAAGGAGCGATCCATGCTGATGCGAGTAGGCAACGTCGAAGCGGAAATCAAAGTCGCGGCGGTCATGTCGACCCCGCGACTGGGATTCACCGACAACTTTTTCTGCGTCTCGTCGGCACTGGCCCCGCATGGCATCAGTCCCATCAAGGTGACGGGTGCTTTCTGGGGCCAGTGCCTTCAGCGAGCGATGGAACAGGTCATCGACTCACACGACGTGATCCTGACCGTCGACTACGACACGGTCTTCAACGCGAAGACGGTCGAGGCGTTGCTGACGCTGCTGATGCACTCTGGTTTCGACGCAATCGCGCCGCTCCAGACGAAGCGGGAGGCGAACGCCGTGATGTTCGCCCTGGCAGGAAGCGACGCTGACGAGAGGACGACGGTCGACGGCGAATTCTTTGGCAAGGTGGTGCAGCCGGTCGAGACGGCACACTTCGGGCTGACGTTCCTGCGAACCGCCGCCCTGAAGAAGATGAAGAAGCCCTGGTTCATCGCTCGTGCGAACGACCAGGGCGAGTGGAACGGCGGGCATACCGACGAAGACATCGCCTTCTGGAAGTCCTGGGCGGCCTGTGGGAACACGCTGGGGCTAGCTACGCACGTCAGCGTCGGGCACGCCGAGTTGATGGTGACGTGGCCCTCAAGGAGCGCCGATGGCGGCAAGGTGCAGCAGCACACGACCGAGTATTGGACGAACGGCCAGAAGGCACCGGAAAACGCCTGGGGGCAGGTCAATTGAAGATTCGCATCCTCCAGAACTTCGACTGCTACGAGAAAGGCCAAGTCTTCGAGGACTGGGCCGCTGGCATGTGCGACATCCTCATCCGCCGCGGGCTGATCGAGGAGGCCGAGACTGCCGAGTTGGTTCCCGAGACCATTGAGCGGGCTGAAGTGGCCGTGAAGCACACACCGAAGAAGAGGCGGTAAATGGACACGATTGTCTTCGGTACGCCGCAGAGGCCGACAGCGACGATTACGCCGTATCGCAGTCTGCGGCGCGTCACAAACCCGGCCGTGGAGCCGGTCAGCCTGTCGACGGCGAAGCAGCACTGCCGCGTGGACACTGAGGTCGACGATCTCTACATCCAAGGCTTGATCGCGGTGGCGCGGCAGTACGTCGAGGACGTGCTGGACATCACGATCTGCACGACGGTGTGGGAGGCGAAGTACGACCTTTTCCCCGTGTGGGCGATTGTTCTGCCCAGACTCCCGATGCGAGATGCGGCGGTCACAGTCACCTATCGGAACGGCGACGGAACTTTCGGCACGATCTCGAGCGCAAACGGCGACTTTCAGGTTGATGCGAGCGTGATGCCTGGGCGGGTTTACCCGCAATGGGCTCGCTCGTGGCCGTCGACTCGAGGTGACGAGAACTCGGTGGTCGTTCGGTATTCGGCGGGCTACGGCGACGACGGGCAGAGTGCGCCTCCCATCGTGAAGCACCTCATCTGCCTGCTTGTTGCCCACTGGTACGACACTCGCCAGCCGGCGGTCACCGGGGCACCCGTCTCGGTGCCACAGACGTTTGAAACGCTCCTGGCCGCGGCCAGCATGGGGGTATATCGATGACTGTACGAGCTAGGATCGACGTTGACGCCGTCTACCACGACGCAGGCGACTCATCGCTGACGGTCGGCGTGATCTCGGAACACATCGCCCCGTCGCTGACGACGGCCCAGACGATCAATGGGAGCGTCGGCACAGCCGCTGTGCAGATCGTCGGGGCGACGCCTTTGTCGACGCTGGTGGTCAAGAATACGGGCTCAAGCGTACTGCGGCTGGCAGGTGCCATTAACGTGGCTGCGGGCCGCGTGGCGGTTCTGCCGGTGACGACGACGATCACAGTGTCGGCTCCCTCTGGGTCGGGTTCCTATACCGCTCTCTGGATGGGCTGAAATGATCAACTCCGGCAGCATGCGTGAGCAGGTGACGATCCAGAAGCCGGTCGAGCAGCAGAGTTCGTTCGGCGAGACGACGCTGACCTGGGTGGACGAGTCCACGGTCTACGCCAGCATCATGGGCGTCAGGGCCAGCGACTACTTCGCCGCCCAGCAGGCAGGCGCTCTGGTCACTCACCGCATTCGCATTCGGTTCTTCCCCAGCCTCACTCACCAGCATCGCCTGCTCTGGCGAGGCCGCGTGATGGAGATTTCCAGTGTCCTTGAGCGGGAGAACCGCTCGATCCACGAGATACTAGCGAGGGAGGCCGCGACATGATTACGCAGGGTCAAGGATCGCCGAGGACGTTTGGCGGCAGCACGGCGAAGTCGCTAGCCGAGGGGTTCGTAACGGTCAAAACAGCCGGCATTCGCGAGCTGGCCGAGGAATTGCAGTCGCTCGCCGCGAAGATGGGCGAGCCCAGAGCGCTCGAGGTCGCCGTCAGGAAGGCGGCAGAGCACATCAGGAAGGGCTACCAGTCCAAAGTCCGCAACGTCACAGGCAACTTAAAGAAGTCCGTCAGGATCAAGACCAAGTCTTACGAAGCCGCGACGGTAGCCATTGTCGGCCCGTGGCAGTCAGGCACGTCCGGCAGTCGCGAGGGCGCAGAATCTGGGAATGCAGCGTGGTTGGTGGAGTTCGGCAGCGACCGCAGAAAACCGGGGACAAAAGGGCGTCGCACCTACGTCAACGTGCATCAGATGATCAACGGGAAGATGCGTAGGCACTCGTCTGCGAATGACCAGCAGTTCGCAAATATGTCGAAGGGGCACTACTTCCTCATGGGCAGCATAAACGAGGTCACGCGGCAAGCCGGCATGGGGAAAGGATATCCGCACGACTTTGGGCATACGAACGGAAAGATGCACCCAGTCACGCTACACCCAGGCGAGACGTATGGGGCCATGCCTGCGTCTCACGCCATGCAGAAAACCATCGACGAGCAGCAAGAGGCCGTGTTTAACACGCTCAAGACGGCAATCGAAAACACGCTATTAAGGCTGACTCAGTGATCATCTCCCCAGAAAAACACGTCTTCCAGAGGCTCGTGACCACGCCGAAGGTGGCGAGGTTGGTCGGCTTTCAGGTGTATCCGATCGCCGTGCCGAAAAACGCCGTCCTGCCGTTCTGCATCTACAAGCGCAACAACATATCGAGGGAGTCGTCGCTGTCTGGTCCGCTGTTCTTACCTGTGGTGAACCTTCAGATCGCCTCGTGGGGGCTCTCTTACGACACGGCGAGAGAGCTAGCGGATGAGGTACGGATCACTCTGGATGGTCACACTGGGATTCTGGCGGGCGTTACAATACATGATATGAGGCTCGTCTCTGAAACAGACGACTACCTCGACCCGGCCGCCGTGGGCGCACAGCTCCCCCCGGCCTACGAAGTGCGGCAGCTTTATCAAATTCGTTGGAGCGAATCACAGGAGTAGCTCATGGCATATGCAGTTTCGCAGGGTATCACGCTCACGCTCGGCGGAGCGGCCGTGCCGAGTGTGACGCAGGTCACTGTCAGCGAGAACGCGCCGAACGTCGACACGTCCCACCTCGGTCTGGCGAACGGTGCGTACCGGACGTTCATTGCGGGCCTCAAGGACGCGGCCGAGGTGACAATGAACCACATCGGCGACCCCATCAGCGTCGGCGACAAGGTGGGCGGCCTGACGGCCGGAAGCATCTCGTTCGCCGGTGCCACTGTGATGTCCAGCGAAGTTGCGTACCGAGTCGGCGAACTCGTTGCGTACACAACCACGATTCGGGCCTCAAACTAGCATTGGCTACCCAGTAACACAAGGAGCACAACAGTGCCAGCCGCACTTTCCAACACGACGATTTCCTTTGGAAGCACCAACTACACGGCCACTTCGGTCACCGTCCGCGACATGCGGGACCAGATCGACGTGACCGCGCTGGACGACACGCAGCGGCAGTATCAGGTGTCCCCGCTCTTCAATGCCGCAGAGGCCCAGGTCGAGTTCGTCGGCTACGGCCCTCGGGCTGGAGTGTCGGGCGCACTGACGGCCCCCGGCGTAAGCGGCATCAGCGGCACCGTGGTGTCCAGCAGCGTGACGTTCAATCTCAACGAACCGATTCGGTCGCAGGCGACCATTCAGTTCTCGAGGTGAGCTTCATGAGAGGTGCGTCGTCGCAGAGGTGACTCATGCCAGGCGCAACCGCTCACGGCGCTACATTCTCGTTCGGGGCGTTCTCGGGCGTCGTTACGGGACTTTCGTTCGACTCGCCTGCCGCCGAGATTGTCGACATGACATCGCTCTCGCATGGATCGCGAATGATCATTGCCGCGCCGACCGGAGCCTGGACGGGCGGCGTGATCACCGTGGAATACATGGGAGGTGATGCTCAGGGGCTGGTAGGCGCGGTCGCGCCGCTTGCTTTCTCGTCGCCGGGCCTGTCGGTGTCTCGAAGAGCTGTCTGCGAGTCGGCGTCGTCTTCGGCGCAAATCGGAGACGCGGTTCGCGGCACGCTTCGATTCCGTATTACTGACTACATGGGCAGCTAGACGGCAGGATGCCGCATCAACCAAAAAAGACTTGGAGCATTACTCATGCCTCTTGATAAGAAAAGCATCCTGGCCGCTGACGACGTTCGCAAAGAGAAGGTACACGTCCCAGAGTGGAAGGGCGACGTGTTCCTGCGGGTGCTGACGGGCACCGACCGCGACAGGTTCGAGGAGAGCTACGCCGACCAGAAGATGAAGGCGTTCCGCATCCGCTTCCTCCTGCTGGCCCTGTGCGACGAGGACGGCGAGCGGTTGTTCTCCGACGAAGAGGCCGACATTCTCGGCAGGAAGTCGTCGGTGGTCATTAATCGCTTGTTCGAGGCTGGCTGGAAGCTGAACGCCTTCACCCAGGAGGCAGTTGATGCCTTGGGGGAAGGTTCGCCCTCCGACCAGAAAGACGATTCTACTTCCGCCTAGCGGCAACGCTTGGCATGAGCGTCAAGCGTTTGCTCAAGGAGGTCGACAGTAAGGAAATCGCTGAGTGGTACGCATACGACCAGCGGTGGCCGCTGCCTGACCCTTGGGCGCAAACGGCGAGGATATGCAGGGTGATCATGGCAGCATCAGGCAACTACAAGAGAAACGACCTGCCTGATGAGTCCGCGTTCATTCCTGCTGTTGTCAGGCCAGAGCATTCGCAGGCGAGGATTTTGGCCGAGTTGAACAAGCTAAACGCGCTGAAGCGGGAGTAAGGCGATGGCGAGCGGCTATCTCGGCAAAATCAGTGCGATTGTCTCGGCGAATACGGCCGACTTCCAGAGCAAGCTGAACGCCTCTGCGAAGGACGTGCAGTCTTTCGCTCGCAGCGTGCAGAGCAACCTGACTTCTGCGTCGCGAGACGCCGCGAGGTCATTCGAGAGCATCTACACGCCGCTCCAGAAGTTTGAGCGGTCGCTCCAGGCCGCGGCTTCGATGAAGCTGTCGTTCAAGGGCTTCGCCGGTGCCGTCAAGGACGTGGATGTCCTGCGGCAGCGGCTGGGGTCAATGAAGGACTCGCAGATTTCGCTGGTTCTCAAAGCCAGCGGGCTGAAGAACATCACAGAGGTGCGAGAAGCACTTGTTGGGCTGCGTGCAAAAGACCTCCAGATCGTCGCCAAGGTCGGCGGCATCGAGAAGGTCAGGGAGCTTCGGGCGCTCTCGGCCGAGAAGCGAGTCGATTTCGCGATAAACCTGATCGACTCTGGTCTCGGCAGGAAGCTTGCTGATGCGAAGTCAAAGGTGCAGGAGCTAAAGGCCGCGGTGGCCTCCGTCAGGGACGGCGGGACTGTGCCGGAAGGCGGCGTCGGCGGCCTTGCTAGCGAGTACCGCGAGGCGACTGCGGAAGTCCGACGCCTTCAGGAGCTTGGGCGGCAGTCGATCAAGACGACGCTCGGCGTCAACGTGCAGAAGGACGCAGACGTTGACCGAATCCTCCAGGCGGCCGAGCGTGCAGATGCAATCCGCCTCCCCGTCGTGCTGGACGTTCTCGGCGAAGCCGCCGTCAAAGAGGCGGTCACCCAGAGCCAGCGACTCCGCTCTGTGGCCGAGCAGATCAATAAGCCGTTCGGCGAGGCGGTGGGCAAGCTCCAGGCGATGTCAATCGAGACCCAGGCCGGACTGCTGCCGGCGTTCAAGCGAGTCCAAGCCCAAGTTGAGTCGCTAAAGTCGAATATAGAGAGTGGCGTTCTGCCCGCGACCGCGATAGCGCAGCAGTTCGACGAGGTTGAGAAACGTGCTCTGGCAGCCGCGGGGGCCGTCGGCCGCCTCGCGGAGGCAGAGCAGAAGACAGCCCGACTAAAAACAGGTCGTGAGCTTGCGTTCGCGGCACCGCAACTTGCCGCCACGCTTGGACGCGGGGAAGAGGTCGGCAATAGGGCTGCATCTCTTCCTTCGTCGGTGATTCAAGCGAATCCTCGCATCGCTGAAATGCTGACCGAGATCGACGGTCTAGCGAACAAAGCCGTCGCTGCGTTTGCGAAACTTGAGTCCCGCGCAGCGAGGGGACTCGACACAAGCAGCTCGCAGAAGCAAGTGGATGCGCTCCGGGCAAAGCTCGAGGTGCTTTTCGACGAGTTCGACAGGACATACCAGATACACGTCGACACCGAGCAGGCGAAGAAGGATTTCGACGAACTGACCGCCAAGGCCGCGGCGATGCGCGAGAGAAACGCCTTCGTCATCACTGGCCGCCCCCAGAACATGGAGCAGGCCGACGCCCGTCGCGGCCAGCTTGAAGGCGACATCAGCGGCCTGGACCGCTCGCAGCGTCAGAACTACAAGCCCCTCTTGGAGGACGCCTCGCTGGCCCGCCTGATGGGCGACTTGGACAAGGTTAATGACGTTCTTGACCAGATTGCATTCAAGGTGGCAACAGACAAGGCATTCAACGTCAAGACCGCCCAGGCCAAGAAGGACTTGAACGACCTCAAGGCCACGATGGACTCGTTGAGGGACGAGTCGAACTTCGTCATCTCCGCGAAGGTGCAGAATGCAGGGCAGGCCGAGGCTGAGATTAAGCGAATCGTCGGGAGCATGGAGCAGCTTGACGCAGGTCAAAGACAGGCTTTGCAGCCGAAGGTCGACGCTGCCATATCGTCTCTCGGTGCGAAGGACGCCAAGACCGGCCTCCCCGACATCGCAGCCATGTCGGCGGCCGTCAAAGACTTGAGCGACGCAGCCGAAAACGAACTTGTTATCAAGGTCAAGGCTGACGAGGCAAAGAAGAGCGTCGACTCCCTGAAGGACTCACTCGGTTCGATTGCAGACAGGATCGGCGACCCGAGCGAGCCGGTCGACAGGCTTCGCAAGGCCGTTGACGCCGCGAATGCGGCGATCGCCAAGATGCCGGCTGGAGCGCTTAAGACAAAGCTTGAGGGCGACCTCAACTCAGAGAAGATTCGGATCGAGGCGATGGCCCGCCCTAGTGCGCCGCCGCCGATCCCAGTTAACATCGATGCCGCTGCTGGCAGGGCGAACGCCATCGCAGCCGCTGCTGTAGCCGGCACGCCAGCGAAGGCCGCATCGAACCCGCTGGGGGCAGACTTCGGCACGGCTGAGAGGCAAGTCGCCTCCCTTCAGTCGACCGTGATGTCGCTTCAGAGCAGCCTAGAGAAGCTGCCGGTGCCGATGCAGGCGCAGTTCATTCCGGCGATCAACAAAGTTCGCGATGCGTTCCAGAAGCTCACCCCATCGTCCACGGCTGCTGAGATCGATGCCGTCACAAAGAAGGCCGCCGGCCTTGAGCGAGCGTTCGCCAGGGCTGGTCAGGCTGCCGAGTTCGGCGGCACGCTCGGCGAAGCACTCAACGCAGCGGCGATCACGAAGACTGAGAAGCAGCTCGGTTTCATCCGGTCAAAGCTACTCGAGGTTGGTGCGACTGCGAGCGGTCCAGTGGCCGCTGCGTTCAACGCATACTCGGCCGCTGCCGCCGCCGCCGCGAACGCCGGTGTTTCTGGAACCGCCGCCACAACAAAACAGCTTGACGGCCTGATCGCCAAGATCGGCGAAGCCCTAGTCGCCGAGGGTAAGCTCACTGCGGCGCAGGGCAAGGCGTTCAGCAAGAGCGTCGGCGACGTTGGGCGAGCAGGGGCCGACAAGTTTGCCCTTTTTCTTAACCAGGCTGCCTTTGCTGTGGACGACTTCATGTCGTCGACCGGCGGACTTGAGTTCAAGCTTCGCGCAGTCAGCAACAACATCACGCAGATGGGCTTCGTACTTGGAGGCACGACGGGACTGTTCGTCGGTCTCGGCGCCGTCATCGCGGGGCAGGCGGCCGTTGGGCTCATCAAATGGATCAACAACGGCCGTTCGGCAGAAGACCAGACAAAAGCGCTCAACGAGGCGTTGGCACGACAGAAGAGCTTGGTCGAGGAGTTGGCAGAGGCGTTCAAGTCGCTTGGGGAATCCATGTCTCGCGGAACGCTTTCTGCCGTGGGTGAGCAGGCCGCTGATTTCGCTCGTCAGGTCGAAGAAATCCAGAAGAAGCAAGCGGAGGTTCGCAAAAGCAGAGTCGCGGACCTTGATCCAGAAGTTCAAAAAGAGAGAGCCGAGCAAAACAAGCTTAAGGGCCAGTTGGAAAAGGAGACGGACCCCGGCAGACGAATCGCTATAACTCGCGAGATGGCAGATTCGCAACGCCGCGAGCGGGACGCAAGCGCCGCCGCCGTTGCAAGACTGCCAGCCGAGGATGAGGCAAGGGTCAGGGTTCGCGAGTCAATGATTCGCATAGGTCTCTCAGAGCTAGGCCCGAACCGTGGCGATGACCCAACGAGAGGGGCAAGAGAGCAGCAAGTACGAGAGCGAGCGGCCGCCAGGGCGGAAGCGATACCCGTAGGCGCTCGGCCCGAGGACATCCGAGCCCAGATGGCGGGCGTGAACCAGCAAATCGAAGACGCGAAGGCCGCCGCCGCCAAGCCGAGTCCGCTGGGGTTTGCGACATCGGAAGTAGCAGCCAAGGAAATACTGAAGCTTGAGCAGCTTCTCAGAAGTCTTGAGCAACCGCTCGCAAAAGCCATCGATGACGCCGCCGTTGAGATCGCAGACTCCTCTCGCGGTCCCGCCGAGCAAATCCGTCAAGCGCAGGAAGAGGTTGCCAAGGCCGTCGAAGCTGGCTTGCCAGGAGCCCGCGTATTCGGCGCGGAGCTGGACAAAATCGGCGGCAGGCTGTCGGAAGCATACAAGAAGCTGAGAGAGGTCGTTTCCGGCAAAGACGCCAGCGGCAGGGAGCTGACAGTCGACGAGAAGGAAGCCCGCACCAGGCAGGCGCAAGGCGAAATCGACGGCCTCAACGCCGAACGCGTCCGCATCGCCGCCCAGGCCGACGCCTTCCGCTACGAACGCACTGTTGATCCGCAGCGGCAGATTGATGCGAGGATGGCCCGCGCCCGCAGCAACCTGGGGGCCGCCGGCCTCGAGGACGGCCGCATCGCCCGTCGTATGCGGGAGATTGAGAACGAGCGGGCGACCATCCAGCGACAGTCGACATTGCCTGAGTTCCAGAATCCTCTAGCGCAGGGAGCCTTGCAGAAGCGAGAGCAGGCACTAAACGCGGAAGCCGCCGCCATCGAGGCTGCGACGATCGCGATCAAGGCATTCGCCGCCGCCCTTGATCAGGCATCGCAGGAATCAAAGAGCAATCTAAACGCCGCGCAGCAGGCCGCCGACGAGGCACGCAGGGCCGATCTGGGCAACAGCACGCCGCAGACGCGAGAGGCCCGCCAGCGAGCAGAGGCAGACCTTCAACGGCAGCGCGAGGCCGAGCAAAAAGTGCAGGTCGAGGTCGCAGTCGCGCGAGATCAATTGGAGAAGCTACAGAAAACAGACGCCGACCGGATAAGGCAGATTGACGAAGAGTTGAAGGGCGGCGGAAAACCAGCCGACAAGGCCAGGGCTCAACTTGCCGAAGAGCGTGCGGCAGTGGAGGCGAAGGTCAGCGGCAGCAACTCGGCGGCCACCTCCGATGCCGAGCAGGCGAGAAAGAGGAGTGAGGCCGCGAAGGCACGCAGGCTGGCTGTTCTTGACGAATTCAAAGCCGCAAAAGACCTGGGAATTGACACAACAGGCATGCAACTTGGTGCCGTCAGGGAAGCAATTCGAGGTGCAGGCCGTGGAGATGTTGCCGACAAGCTTGCAAAACGAAGTGATGCGACTTTTGACGAAATGCTCAATGCCGGATTCGCCGCGGAAGAGGCTGGATCAGGGCTCTGGGACGCCATCACGCAGGCGGGCGAGGAACTCGCGGCCGCCACGGCTCGCCGAGCCGAAGTCGTCAACGAAGGCACCGCACGACTTGCCGAAATGGACGCGAAGATCGCGGCCGTGCCAGCGGGCGATGGTCGTGAGGAGCTTATCCGCGAGCGTGCCGCGCTCTCGGCAAAGCTGGAGGCCAGGGCTCTTGAGTTTCAGGACAAAGTCGACAAGGCAGGGCTTGACGCTAGTTCGCGAGAAGAGGAGCAGCGTAAGTCTGCTGCCCGCGGTCTCGATCTTGCTAGGACGCCATCAGGGAAGTTTGCAGAACAGACCAATAGGGGGCTGGCAGATATTCAGGCTTACTTCCAGCGGCGTATCGACGAGAACCGCGGCCTTCGGCCAGTCGGCGACGCCGAGGCCCAGGCCGCCTCCGAGGAACGCTTCCGCAGGGAACGCGAGAAGGAAGCGCGCACGGCGACTGCCGAAGGCCGAGGTCGCGATCTCGGCATGACCGACCGCGAGCGATTCCGTCGCGACTTCGCCGAAGGCGCAGGTGCCGACATCAACGCCCGCGCCAAGCAGCTTCGCGATGGCGGCCAAGACCCGACCGACTTCCTCCGCCAAGCTATCTCCAACCAGATGAAGCAAGTAGCTCCAATGCTTCAGTCATTCCAAGACGAACGGCAGAACGCCCTGCTCCAAGGCCCATCCCGCGCCGCCCTCAACGTCTCCGACGTGTCGACGAGTCAGGGGCAGAGCGAACTCACTAGGCTTCTGCGAGGCGACGACCCGGCGAAGGACGTGAACCTCGCCGAGCTACAGAGGCAGACTCAGGCGCTCGAGGACATCAAGAACACACTCAAGGACGCAAACCCCGGAGTCCTGCTGTAATGCCGAAGCTCGTATCAGAACTCGCGCAGGGCAAATCATTCAGCCGCAGCGCCGAAGGCGGCACGCTCGCAGATCGGGCGACGCGAACGTGGAAGATTCTGCTCAACACGCCGAATGAGTCGTTCAACATCGCGCAGGCTGTCGGCGTTAACATCGGCGACCCGTTGGGGAGCGCGAATCCGATTCCGTGCGTCAGCCTGGACGTGAAGGCTGACGGCGAAAGCCGGCTGGTGCGGATCGTCACTGCTGAGTACCGAAGCAGCCCGAGCATCGGCGGCACAGACCCTGGGCTCCAAGAGCCCGCCGTCCGGCCTGCGATGTACTCGATGACCACGTCGCTGACGGAAATCGCGGCCTGGGGCGGGTCGCTCGTGTCTGGGGGGGCGTCCGGCGATTGGTCGCCCATGATCAACCCAGTAGGAGACTTGGTCGATGGGATCACGCGGCTCGAGCCCGTCGTGAACATCAATGTTGACCAATACTCATACAGCGACATGAGCCAGTTGCTCGCCTACTGCGGGTACGTCAACAGCGACGGATTCACGTTCTCGAACCTCTCGATCGGCGTCCACTGCTGCATGCTCCAGAGCATCTCGTCGAACGCGGTGGTCGAGCAGTTCGGCGACGTGACATTTCGTGGCTTCAAAGTGTCCTTTGGTTTCGCCGTCAGGGCGCACTGGACCCTCACGCGAAATGGCTTCCAGGCCATCGGGTGGGACATGGCCGTGCCGCAAACGGGGTTTAATATCAAAAACTCCAACAGCGGCGGCGCAGACCAAGAGACTCTTATGTGGGAGATGGACGACGGCAAGGTCAAAATGCCTCTGGTCTTGGTGAAGCCCGGCCAACGAGTCCCCGCACAGGTCACAATCGCTGCCGGTAACGGGAGCTGGGCGCAGCGGCCAGCGTCGAGGCCCGTGGCCCTGAACGATGACGGCACGCCGCGGTCGCCGAGCGCCTCGCCGCCGGTCCTTATCAACCGCATCTGCATCCAGCCTGAGATGGCGTTTGGCACCAACTTCTCGAACTTTGGCATCCGCTGGTTCGCATAGGCCGAAGGTGAATAATGTCTCTGACACTGCCCATCAACCGTCGCGTGACCGTAAGCGAGCGGCGCAACTACACGCTGACCTACAGTTTCTGCGATTTCACCAACGTCCCAGCGTCAGGCAGCCAGATACTCGCGAAAGCGCTGCCGCGATTTCAGGGTTTTCTTTCCGATGTCGGCTTTTGGCAAGAAACCACCTCGAGCCCCTACGCGACCTACGCCAGCCGCCGCACCTTTGGGACCGGCGACATGCTCTGGCGACAGACAGGAACTCGAAGCGGAAAAGAAAGCCAGTTCTCCGCCACGAGGGATTACAACGTCTACACGAAGGTTGTCACAGCCGTCGATCTGCCGGTGAGCATAGGCGGCGGCCTGCTGTCTGTCACGATTCCGTTCGGCGCGACGTTTACACGCAGACTGCTCGATAACAATGCGATGGATTTAGAGGACACATTCATCGGAAACGACCCGATGAATTACTATTATTACATCTCCGTCGCTGGCTCTCAGTACGCAGGCGGCTCTCTGGCGGTCGGCGTTGGCTCGATCGTCGTGGAGATCGACTTGGGGCAGCCCGCCCCTGTCACGCCAGTGACTCCGCCCACGGTGTGCTCCGTAGAGATCGCATAAGGCTACTTCATGTCTGGCAAATACCTCATCGGCGAGAGTCTCCGCGAGAAGCTGAAAAGCACGATCGCGAAGGTGGACTCTATCCCCTTTGGCGGGCCGGTGAGCCGGATACCGACGATCGCCAGCAGCGACGGGCCGACCTATGTGCCCAAGGTCTTTCGCGTTTGCACCGCAACAGGTGCATGGCCGATAAATTCGTCAAAGACCGTGACTTTCTACGGTGTCACGTCCACGCCGAACACGGTCGACGTTGTCAATCAGATCGTCAGCCTACCCGCCCCTAGGAGCACGGCGACCAGCCGCATCGTCAACGTGGCGAAAGACGGCACGCAGTGGTATCTGATCAGCTTTCAGATGGGGACGCAAACCGCAGTGTTTGCTACAGCCACGCAAACCATGACGTTTGTCGGCACGGGTTCGACGCAGGCGATTACGTTCGTCGGAGCAGCATCGACGCAGACGATTTCGTTTGTGGGAAGAGCGGCGACGGAGACGATTTCTTACCCCACGCTCGGGCCGACGGTAAACGCGCTGGTGGACGTTTCTGCCGTTCTCAACACCAACAACTGCACCATCACGGTCAACAAAACTACGAGGAGCGTGCAGACTGTTGGAAGCATGCAGTCAGCCACTGTGGTCAATATAGCGGGCACGCAAACGGCCACGGTGGTCAACATGGCAGGCACGCAAACAGCCACGATCATGTCCATGTCCGGCACGCAGACCGCCACTGTATTTGCCGGCACGTTCACGGCAACATACATCACGCTGGAGCTGTGACATGGTTTGCCCGTGCTGCGTAAAATACTGCCACGCACCAAGCCCTTGCCAAAAAGAAATCCGCATTCGCGCGACCTGGGGACCAGTCACGGGCGTGTCGACGCTAGTGCTGGCCCCCCAAGGCGCTAACGGTGCATGCGGGACAACCTCGGGCGGTCTTTCTGGCACTGGGCGGTTTTCTTCATTCTTAGGGCGATGCACTGACACGGGCCAAAATCCACACTATGACGCAACCGCCAGCATTCAGATCGGCTGGTCCCAAAACGCCGATGGTCGTTACGCCTTGCCATCCTGCTGTCGACGTACTGGGCAGCGAACCGCAGAGATTTTTGGAGGCGGGATAGGCTGCCTGATAGATCATGGGCCACTGTATTTATTTGGGCGACAACGCTCCTATCGTTTTTCGTTTGCGTCGCTCGACGCCGCCGCAGTGGTGACGCAGTTCGGTGTGAATGACGTAGGAGGCACAACGCCCTGCGGCGAGGCGCTCTGGCAGGATTTCTTTCAAGAGCCGCCAGAGATAGAGCTAATCGTGACGGGCAACCCGCCGGATTTTTGTGACAGGTCGGAGTTTCTGGGCGGCTTTCCTGCCGTGAGCGGGCCTTACGGCACTAACGTGCAGTGCTTGGCTTCCTGCGGAAACCCGCTCCCATGATCACATGCCACCGCTCGCACCTTGAAGCCCGTTGCGCCGAGCGAGGCTACACGCTTGACGAGGTTCTGCCATGTGTAGTCTCGCAGGACGGCGACGATTGGACGATTGACGTGGAGCATCCGGCGTTCCCAAGGACGCCCAGGGCGGGATACGAGCCGTTGCGGCTAGAACCCATGACCGACCTCGCCCGCACCGACGCGCCCTCGTTCCTCGCCAAGGTAAGGAACTTCGCTATTGCCGCTGTCTCGCACGTCGCTGCGGGGATGCCGACATGCAGCGATGAGGAGATCATCAGAAGGCACGACATATGCCTGGACTGCGAGCACCTCCAAAACAACGCCTGCAACCTCTGCGGATGCTCGGTGTCGAGGGCTGCGGGTTATGTCAGCAAGCTCTCGTGGGCCGACCAATCCTGCCCGGCTGGCAAGTGGGGGCCGGTCGCTGCTAGCACGCCTGCAACCAAAAACAGCATTGACCCCTAAAGCCTACTAGGCGACACTATCCCTATGGGCAAGGCACCTCCACCTGACGCGAAGGGGTTCGTCTTCTCGGATGACGACGACGACGAGATTACGGGCGGCGGCGTCCCCGACGAAGACGGGTGGATTCACCTCAAGGGCAAAACGGATGGACTTGGCGAAGGAGATTCTGGAAAGCGCAAAGCCGTCGGCAGGAAACCAAAGCTGGTTCAGCGCTCTGTCCGAAGAGCACCAAAGCGCAATCCTTGAGGTCCGCGACTCCTGGCGAAAGACGGCCAAGGCCAGCGGAGTCTCGGCCAGCCAGATGGCGAAGACGATCGTCGACAAGCTCGCGGCACGCGGCTACGAGGTCGTCAAATACCGACAGGTGCAACGATGGCTGACACAGGGCTAACCGGCGACATCCTCTCGGCCGCAGCAGCGGCGTCCACCCCGAAGCCGGCCCAAGACGCCGAGCAGGTGACGCAGCGGCGCGACGGCGACGTACTCGAGGCGAGGTCGACGAGCCGTCGAATCAAAACGGTCGCCGATCTCCTCGAGCACATCGAGGCTGACTTATCCAAATACGATGTAGCCGCATCTGAAGCCACCAAATGGGAGGTCGCGACCGCCGACGCAAGCGGCGAACCGACGGTTACCGAACTTCATCGCGTGTGGGTGAGGCTCAAGCCCAAGGCAGGCCCAGGAGTCAAGGAAATCGTCGAGGCGATGATCGCCGGGGCGAACTTGCCCAGGACGAAGCAGAAGCCAAACAAGCCCAAGGGGCGAGGCGACCTGTGGCAGGTTGTCGTCATTGCTGACACCCATTTCGGAAAATACGCCTGGGCGAAGTCGACCGGCCACGATGACTACGATCTGTCGATTGCCGAGAAGATGGTCGGCGAGGCGGGGATGTCCCTGATCGATATAGGCGACTCTTATCAGCCGGCCCGCCGCACGATCCTGTTCCTTGGTGACCTTTTCAACGCCGACGGGCCTGCCGGGAACACGACGGCGGGGACGCCGCAGGACAACGACGGGCGGTTTCAGAAGATGATCCAAGTCGGCTGCGACACGCTCATCGGTCTTGTCGAGCGGTCTGCTACCACCGTCCCAACAGACGTGCTTGTCGTCAACGGGAATCACGACGAGACCTTGACGGCTGCGTTTCGGCGCATCCTGCAAGAGCGTTTCCGAAACGATGGCAGGGTCGCAGTATCCCCTCGCTACACGCGGCGGCAATACGTCACGCATGGCAGCAACTTGATCGGCGCGGCCCACGGCGACAAAGCGAAGAAGCGGCTGCCGCAGATCATGGCGATGGAAGCATCGGCCGAGTGGTCGCGGTGCTGGTATCGAGAGTTCCACACCGGCCACTACCACGCCCAGGCCGCCGAACGGTCGATCGAGTCTGTGGATTCAGTGGTGCTTAGAACCGCCCCCTCGATCACTCCGCCGGATGAGTGGCATTCGGGGAGCGGCTACATTTGCTCGCGCCAGTGCATGGAAACATTTATCTACCTCCCCGAAGGCGGCCTCACAGCCATGCACATCGCGGGGCCGACCCGATGAGCGACCTCGACCGGCTCCACGATGCCTGCCGCTACGCCGCGCAGCACTCCCACGACCCTGACACGCAGAATGGGGCTGTGCTGGTGGCGGCGTCTGGAACCATCTACGCAGCCAACTGCTTTCCGCCGGGGGTGGCTCGGCATGAACACAGGCTGGCTCGCCTCCTCAAGTACGACTTCGTCGAGCACGCCGAACGCGCGGCGATCTACAAGGCCGCTGAGATGGGAGTGGCGACGGCCGGCGCGACGCTCTACTGCCCGTGGTTCGCCTGCACCGACTGTGCCAGGGCGATCATCCAGGCAGGCATCACAGAGGTCGTCGGGCTCATCTCCCTCCGCAACGCCACGCCGGCCCGATGGCTGCTCAACGTGGAGATGGCCGAGAAGATGCTCGAGGAGGCCGGCGTCAGCCAGAGGCTCCTGGCAGGCAGCGTAGGGGTCACGATCCGCTTCGATGGGAGGGATTTCCAGTGCTAATTGGACTCTGCGGCCCCGCGGGGGCCGGGAAGAATACCGTGGCAGAATTTCTTACGGATTGCCGGCAGATCGCCTTCGCCGACCCGCTCTACGAGTGCGTCTCGACGATTACTGGCATCCCGGTCAGCAGGCTGCAAGACCGGGACGTGAAGGAAGCCGTCCTCCCCTGGCTCGGCAAGTCCCCCAGGCAGATGCTCCAGAGTCTTGGGACTGAATGGGGGCGGGACACCATTCATTCAGAAATCTGGATTCGCATCGCAATGGAGCGGGCCAAGGCCGAGCTGGCTGCGGGCCGCGGCGTCGTGATCACCGACGTGCGGTTCGACAACGAGGCCCAGGCGATCGTCGCCGCCGGGGGCGAGGTGTGGAGGGTCGTCCGGCTGGGGTGGAGGTGCCTCTCTGGCGACACAGCGGCGCACCAGAGCGAAGCCGGGGTGAGCGACCACCTGATCGCCAGAACTATCGACAACTCAGGCTCCCTGGATGATCTCAGAACGCAACTGCCCGCTGCTACAATTTAGATAGGCTACCGGCCTACATTTTGTGGCTTCGCGGAGTTCCAGATGAGCAGCGAATCGTTCGTTGAGGCCGCGTTCCGCGTGGCCGAGAGGTTCGGCGTTCCCGTCGTGCTTTTGGTTGTCCTGGTCTGGTTTCTGCGGGACGCGGCCGTGACCCTGCATGGAACCGTGGTCGTTCCGATCGTGAAATCGCACACCGAGTTCCTTGATTCCACGAGAGAGACGCTCGACGAGATCGGGAAGACCCAATTCAAACAAGCTGAGACCCTCCAAGAGATCGCCGCCGGCCAGCAGGAAATTCGGCAGGCCGTAGTCAAGAAGACCGGCGAAGCGCCACACAATTAAAGAGGTGACGCCATCGCTACCTTCGAGCAGCTTCCAGGCGTTTTAGACCTGCGATTTGTCCCTTCTGACGAGGTCAACGTCGCACTCAACCTGCAAAGGTCGGTTTCCGGCTACACATTCACGTCGTTCATCTACCAGACGAACATCACCAGTGGTGGCGGTGGCGTGGGGACGATCAACAGCTTCGGGCAGACGGTAACGGCCCCGACGATAGGCATCACTGACACCGCGACCGGGACCATGATTCTGGGCCTCTCGGAAACCCAGACAGCCATGCTTTCCCCGAACAACAACTACCGCTGGTTTCTCCGGTGGGTGGCCCCTGGCGAGATCACTCGCACCATCGTCAGCGGCAGCGTGACGGCGGTGGCACCATGAGCGAAATCAGCGTCGTTGTCGTCGGTTCGACGAGCATCAACAGCGTCGTCGGCAACGGCGACACCGTCAAAGTCAACGTCGGCAATCAGACGATTGGCGGCGGTAACGGGGCGGCGGCGACGATCGAGGCGGGGTCGATCACAATCCTCGACTCGACGCAGACGGCCAGCATCACGAATGTCGGCACAGCCTACGCTGCCAAGTTCAATTTCGCCCTGCCTCGCGGGTTCACCGGAGTCGCCGGCCCAGCGAACTCCCTGTCGATCGGCAGCGTGAGCACCGGCACAACGGCTGCCGTCAGCATCAGCGGCACCGCACCGTCGCAGTCACTTTCGTTCGTGCTCCAGCCAGGGCCAACCGGCCCAGCGAACTCTCTGTCGATCGGCAGCGTCAGCACAGGCACGACGGCGGCTGTCAGCATCAGCGGCACCGCACCGTCGCAATCGCTCTCGTTCGTGCTGCCGCAGGGGCCGCAGGGGCCGGCGACAACGCTCCAAATCGGCACCGTAGTCACGGGTGTAGACGCGGCGGCCACCCTGACCGGCACCGGGCTGACGCAGACCTTGAATCTTGTCCTGCCCCAGGGCGCGACTGGGGCTCAAGGGATTCAAGGAATTCAGGGGGAAGTGGGGCCAGCGAACTCGCTCTCTGTCGGCAGCGTCAGCGTCACGACGGCCGCGACGGCTGCGGTGAGCATCACTGGCAACGCCCCGTCGCAGCAGATTTCGTTTGTCATCCCGCAGGGGCCACAAGGCCCGCAAGGTGACGGCGGGCCGTACACGACCGTCCAGGTGGGCTCGGTTGCGACGGGGGCCGCGGGCTCGAGCGCGAAGATCGACACCGTGACCAGCGGTGGCACCGTGACCCTGAACTTCACCATACCGAGGGGCGCTGACGGAACGTCGAGCCTCGCCGACGAGACGCCGCAACCGCTGGGGGTAGCGTCGGCAGGGTCGGCGCTCACCGCTGCGCGGGCTGACCATGTGCATTCTGTGCCAGTGATCAGCTACACAAACCTCACGAATGTCCCGCTGACATTCGCACCCGCAGCCCACCAGCACGCCGTCAGCGACGTGACGGGGCTGCAAGCGGCACTCGACGGCAAGCAGGCTGCCGGCAGCTATGCAACACTCGTTGGGGGCTTGGTTCCCAGCAGCCAACTGCCGACGTTCTTAGACGACGTTCGAGAGGCGGCAAGCCTCTCTGCGTTTCCAGGCACTGGCGACGCGGGCGTGGTCTATGTGGCCGTTGATACGCGGAAAATATACAGATGGAGCGGCTCGGCATACGTCGAGCTTGCGTCGGCACCCGTGCAGAGCGTGGCGGGTCGCACGGGCACGATAACGCTCGCCCATCTCGGCAGTTCGGGCACGGCGTCGTCTACGACGTTTCTGCGAGGCGACGGGGCGTGGGCTGCTGCTGGCTCGACAAACGCAGGCGACATCACCTCTGGAACTCTTGCAGCGGCGCGGCTCCCGCTTGCGACGACCACGGCGGCGGGCGCGGTGATTGTCGGCAACGGTCTGTCGGTCACCGACGGCGTGCTGGCGGCGAGCGGTAGCGGCGGTAGCGGTGGCGTGGTCACGTTCGCCAGTATTGCCGCCCTGCCTGCCACGGGTGCAGCAAACGTCGTGTACCTTGCGATCAACTCTAGCCGGTTCTATCGCTGGGACACTGACGCCGCCGTATACATCGAGCTTGGGCCAGAGGGCGAGGACGACTCGACTTATTATGGCATAGTGGCGAGATACCTACTCGTCGGAGGCGGCGGCGCAGGCGGTGGTTGTGCAGGCGGCGGCGGCGGCGCAGGCCGGGTCGCCACTGCCACAGACCTGTCCCTGACACGCAACGTAACGTATTCGGTCGTGATTGGCAGCGGCGGCGTGGGCACGACCGGCAACGGCGGAAACGGTGCGGCTTCGAGCTTTTCTGGCGGCGGCGTGACGCTGATTGCGGCCGGTGGCGGCGGTGGTGGCGGTGTGAGAAGCAGCGAGGCGCAGGGTGCAGCGGGGCCGTCTGGCGGCGGTGCTGGTGGTGGGCATCCTGACGGTGCAGGACAAATTCAGGGCGGCGCAGGCACTTCTGGTGCGGGTTTTTCTGGCGGCAATAGCGGATCGTCGCCATCTAGTTGCGTCCGCACTGGCGGCGGCGGCGGCGGGTCAACGTCCGCAGGCGGTAACGCTGACGGTTACGTTGCGGGCAGCGGCGGCAACGGAACATCAAGCGACATCGGTGGCGCGACGTTGTTGGTTGCTGGCGGCGGTGGGGGCGGTGCGATGGACGGCCCACTTTTCAACTGCCCGACACACACCGCCGGGCTTGGCGTTGCCGGTGGCGGCAATGGCAACCTGATAAATAGCGGCGGCATCTCGGGCAACGGTCAGGCCGCGCTGCCCAACACTGGCTCAGGCGGCGGCGGCGGCGCATTTAGCGGTACCAGCGATTGGGTTGGTGGAAACGGCGGCAGTGGAATTTTCATCATTCGCACGAGTCTTACGGCCGCTGCTACCACCGGATCGCCGACCGTCACAATCGTTGGCGGTCAAACAGTCTACACGTTCACGCAGTCTGGAAGCATTACGTTTTAGGGTATCCACATGCCGTTCTCCTTTCCATCCAGTCCGTCGATAGGGCAGCAATCCGTCCAGAATGGGCGTTCGTATACCTACGCTGGCCTCGGTGTCTGGCAGTTGACGCCTGTGAGCGGCGGCGGCTCTACGGACGCATCGTCGCTCACGTCTGGCACGGTGGCGTCGGCGCGGCTCCCGCTTGCGACAACCACTGCGGCGGGTGCGGTGATTGTCGGCAACGGCCTGACCATTACAAGTGGTGTGCTGGCGGCTAGCGGCGGTGGCGGCGAAGACACGACGCTGCGAGCGTTCTTCGTGCCGCCTGCTCCTACGAGCCTGACGACATCCGCTGCCAACGCACAAGTCTCTCTCTCGTGGACTGCACCGACCGTGCTGGCTCAGACGCCGATCACCGACTATGTCGTGCAGTATCAGTCGCAGGGGTCGTCAATCCCCGGCGACAATCAATGGTCAAGCGTCAAACTGCTGCTGCCGCTGGACTCAAGCTTCGCGGACGCATCAACCACAAACACGACGTTCACTGCAATCGGCAGCACGACAATCGACACTGCAAACAAGAAGTTTGGCGCGGGTGGTTTGCCGGTCGGCGGCTCAGTCCAGGGTATTTCGACGACAAATGCACCCGCGATAGGCACTGGTGATTTCACGCTTGAGTGGTGGCAGTCGTTCGCGTCAGTTGGCACCTCTGACAATCAAACGCTCCTGTCGTGGAATACCCCCAACTTCAACACTGCGTATTTGCGGATGCGACGCAACGGCACGCAGTGGGCGGTCGAGGCGGTGCGGTATGACAACATAGAAGAGCGAAACGATGTAACGCAACTATTGTTTGACAACCCATCTGGATGGTCGCATATCGCTATTGTTCGACAGAGCGGCACATGGCGCGTGTATGTGAACGGGGTGCAAGCCGCCAACGCTGCCGAAAACGCGCCGGGCACGTCAGCCACGGGAGTGTCAGGGGCACTCAATCTGCTGGGCGGAAACGTGTCGTTTGGCCGCGAACACAACAATGGGAACTCTAGTTTTTTTGCACCACCGGGATACATCGATGACGTTCGGCTGACGCTGGCGGCGAGATACCCCAGCGGTACTACATTCACTGCGCCAACCGCCGCGCACCCCGTCGGGGCTGGCTCTGTTTCGGGTCCGGGCGAGTGGACGACGTTCAGCGACGGCACCTCGACCGCGACTTCAGCGACGGTCACCGGGCTGACGAACGGCACGGGCTATGTCTTCCGCGTGGCGGCAGTGAATGGCGTTGGGCAAGGGGCGTACACCAGCGCGACGAGCAGCGTGACGCCGGGCGACGTGTTCCGTGCGATTCCGACGATGACTTCGCTCACATCGCCCAGCGGCGAAGTGTCGGGCGTCAATAACATTGAAAGCCCCACCTTTCAGCCGCGATGGATGGCTTTTGACGGCGACTCGTCAACGTGGGCGCAGTTTCAGCGTGCTGGCTCCAACAACCCCGCTCGGACATTGCAATATGCGTTCCCAGAAGGGCAGAAATCCAGAACTACGGGCTACATGCTGAGAGTAGCATTTCCGGGCTATGGCGAATCGCCAACTCAATGGAAGTTTTTTGGCAGCGACAACCTGACAGATTGGACGCTGTTGGACTCGCGCAGCGGTCAGAGCTTTTCGTCCGGTTCTCCCTCCAGCAATTTTACGCTGGCAAGCCCCGCGAACTACACAGCCTACCGCTGGGTTTTTCAGGACGTCTCCGACCTTGGCGATTCCATCCTGATTGCCACAGCCCAGCTACTCGAATGATCCGCCTCCCGCTCTATCTCGCCGCGATCCTGACAGCCGCAGCAGCGTGTGGCGTGGTCGCAGCGCGCACCTCGGCGGCGGCGATGCGGTGGGCAATTGGCAGGGCAATCCTCTCCTACTGGTGACACATGACCTATTCCGTACTTCCCGGCCAACTCCCGCTCGCATTTAAACGCGCAAACGATTTTGCGGCCGTCGTCGACTTCAACGGCACCGACCTCGTCGGCTACACCGTAACAGCGAACCTGACGAGCCTCGTCACCGGTGCGACCGTCGTGCCTTTCACCACGACGATTGCCGACGCTTCGGCGGGGCAAGTCTCCGTAAGCCTCACTGACACGCAGACCGCCGCTCTCGCCGCTGGCACCTACGGATGGCAGCTTGACTGGACCGCACCCGGCGGCGTGCAGAGGACGGCACTGTCTGGCACCGTGGAGGTCTACGCATGAGTCAGATCACAGCGACTGTTTCATCGCAGCCGATCACGGCGACCGTCAGCGGTTCAGGAAACATCTCCGCGAGCGTAGGGTCGTCGGTCGTCGCGGCAAGTATCGGCGGCGGTATCGGGCCGCAAGGGCCGGCAGGCCCCCTCGGGCCTCCGGGGACCGCTCTGTCGGCGGCGAGCGATGTGCAGTTAAGCGGCGTGGCAGATGGCGATGTGCTGCGGTACTCGAACAGCAAATGGCGAAACTATCCCGAAAGCGACATCGTGATCGACGGGCAGAATTTTTAAGGAGGAGTCATGGCAAATCGTCTCAGGCTGAAGCGTCGAGTCTCGGGAAACGCGGGCGCGCCTGCAACGCTCCTGAACGGCGAGTGCGCCGTGAACGAGGTGGACAATGTCGTTTGGTACGGCAAGGGCTTGGGGCAGGATGGCAACGCGACAAGCGTGATCGCGATCGGTGGCGACGGCGTGTTTGCGACCAAGTCCTATGTCACCTCTGCGGTCGCTGCCGTTGACGTTAGCTCGCAACTCGCAAACTACCTGACCGCCGCGAACGCGGCGACGACCTATCTCACGATCTCGTCAGCGAGCAGCACTTACCTCACGCAGTCTTCTGCGAGCAGCACCTACGCGCCTCTGGCGTCGCCTGCACTGTCAGGGTCGCCGACGGCACCAAACGTGAGTGCTGGCGACTCTTCGACCAAGATAGCGAACACCTCGTTCGTGATGACCGCTGTCGCAAATCTGGTGGCGAGTGCTCCAGAGGCGTTGAACACACTCAACGAGTTGGCTACGGCTTTAGGAAACGACGCCAGCTTCTCCACGACGATCAGCAACAGCATCGGCGGCAAGCTGGCGAAGGCGTCGAATCTCGGTGACTTGGCGGACGCTGCGACTGCTCGCACGAACCTCGGGCTGGGGTCGATGGCGACTCAGGCCGCGAACAACGTGAACATCACTGGCGGCTCCATCGACAATCTGGTTCTTGACTCAGGAACCTTCTGAAGTGGCAAACGTACTCCGCAACCCGTATAGCAACACGGCTGGCAATACGCCGGCATCGCTTGGAAACGGCGTTCTCGCCGTGAACCAAGCGGATGGTCGCCTGTTCTTCCGCTCTGCGGCTGGAGCAGTGACGGCTTTTTCTCCGGTTGCGTCGTTCGCCACGATCGGGAGCTTCCCCGCAGTCGGGGCCGCAAATGTCCTCTATCTAGCGCAGGATAGCTCCCGCGTCTACCA